AATATCTCCTGACCGTCTTTTAATGTTGATGTCCCCTGTATTTTTAAACGACCGTAATTTATACCAGTGGCACCACTATAATCAATATATTCTTCAAATCCAAGTTCACTTCCTAAAAATCCCATTTCTTTAAAAGAATATAAAGGAATATGTGGTAAAGAGTTTAATATAAAATTTCCAGTAAATCCGGTGTTTGAAAATATATACTGAGGTGGTGAAGCAAAATTATCTTTAGAATAAAAATTATATGTACTGGAATAAGTTAAACCACTTATTACATTTCCTATGATAATTTTTCCATTATTCAATGTACTAATAAACGTTAATGTGCCACCTATACTACTTTTAGAGCCCAACATTTCATCATAATAATCTTCTGGTTGAAAATAAAAAGTATTTCCAGCACTAAATCTTCCAAAAGTTCTTTTTAAAAATATTAAATCAGAAGTATCATATGAATGAGAATAATCAATATAGCAAGAAGATCCCTGTATTAATACGTTGGGTGATGCATTGATCCAACCTTTAGTTAATATTGGATCAGATGTATTACCATATGCCTGTAGGCCATAGTTTTTATAGGTTCTTACTGTATTGAGTATACTACTAGAAGGCATTTCATGAAGCCATATATGTTATGGTTTGTGTACCGCTTGCAGAAACTAGATAAATTTTATTTGTATTTACTAATGTGAGAGTTGCCTCATCGCCGGGGTCTAATGCATATCCAGAAGAAATCAAACTACTTGAAGCTGAAGTGTTCCCCAAATATACAAAATCAGTATTTGTTGTAAGTGCTTTTACCTTAATGTTTGATGAGCAAGTAAATCCAGTAGAATCCATTTGTTGTGGTGATGGGTATGTTGAAGATACTCTGCCAGTCTTAAATGTAGATGGATTGGCCAACCCCAATGTAGAGAGATTGCTGTTTAGTGTAACTACTTGACCATAAATTCCTGTCATGCCGCTCAATATAGCTGTATCACTGATTGTAACAGTATTTGAAACATTAACAGATATTGCTGTTCCACCAGAAACACCACACACAAAAAGTGGATTTGCCGAAGTGTTTGTAACACCGACTGTTGGATTTATAGTTGCATTTATTGTGGCACCACTGATTTGAACAAACATTGGATTAGAAGATACACCCAGAGCTGAACCAGATGTGTTAACAATGTTTGCATATACCCATGTAATTCCATTTGGTCCGTACACAGAAACAGAATCTGAAGATTTTGATAAATTTCTTCCTCCAGTAACTTCTACTTGATAACCAGAATTTGTTCTAACATAAACTGGAGAAGAAGAGATACCTGTAGTGTATACTGTTCCATTTACGGCTACCGGATATCCGCTAGCTATTCCTTGAATGTAACCACAAAAACCAATTAAATTTGCTGTTATCCCACCAGATATAACACTTACAGGTAAACCATTGGTGCTGCTAACGATGCTAGCTGCCCCGGTAGGACCATATGCCAATTTCATTAATTGAAATTGTGCCGTAACTCCATCAAAAAGGATTGCATCTGTTGCCACATAAAAACTGTTTCCGCCTGTTTGAATTATTACGTTTGAATCATTATAGTCTGCATAAGACCCTGGTGTTGATGGCATGTGTGTTCCTTATATTATTGGTATAAATAGTTCTAAGAATATTTATATTGATTTAAGGGTTGTATGGAGTATTATAAAATAATGTATATAGATGAAAATGCTAAAGAAAAATTTTCCAATAAAGTCTTGGAAAGAGTAAAAACAACAAACTTATCTTTTATGGATTGTGTTTTAGAACTCTCCAATGAGATGGAATTGGAACCCTCGGCAGCTGGAAAACTTTTAACTAAACCATTAATTGAAAAAATAGAACAAGAGGCAAAAAATTTACATTTATTAAAAAAATCAAAAAACAGAAAACTACCAGTTGACTGATCTGGAGTTTGTAGTATTGTTCATCAGTCATTTTAGGCCAAGGTAGATCCTTGGGGAAAGAAAGAATATGGCAAATTTTTCAGATTTTAAGAAAAAGAGTAAGAACTCAGTCGCAGCCCTAACAGAGCGTCTTGATAAGATGACCTCTAAGGAGGGCTATAAGGATGAACGGCTTTGGAAGCCGGGCATTGATAAGGCTGGCAACGGGTACGCGGTTATCCGATTCCTTCCTGAGATTGATGGTGAGGATACACCATTCGTGTCAGTTTATAGCCACACATTCAAGGGCAAGGGTGGTTGGTTTTATGAGAACTGCCCAACCACGATTGGAGAAAAGTGCCCAGTCTGTGCAGCAAACACAGAACTGTGGAATAGTGGTATTGAAGATGATAAAAATATTGCTCGTCAACGGAAGCGTAAGTTGACCTATATTTCTAACATCCTTGTTATCGAAGATCCAGCAAATCCAGAAAATAAAGGTAAAGTTTTTCTTTATCAGTATGGCACAAAAATTTTCCAAAAGATCCAAAGCCTTGCTCATCCAGAATTTCAGGATGAAGTTGCAGTAGATCCTTTCAATTTTTGGACAGGTGCTGATTTTAAGATCAAAATTCGTAATGTTGGCGGATATGTAAACTACGACCGCAGTGAGTTTGCGACCCCCGCTCCACTATTTGGTGGTGATGATAAAAAGCTTGAAGAGATTTGGAAGAAGCAGTATCCACTAAAAACATTTGTTGATAAGAGCCAGTTTAAGAGTTTTGATGAGCTTAACGCTCGGTTTAAGAAGTCTGTTGGCGATGACATTCGTGCTCAATTTGCTGAAAGCAAGAGTATTGAGGACGATGTTGAAGAAACTTCTGTTGCAGAAGATGTGGAGGAAAAAGATCCCCTCCAATACTTCTCTGAAATGGAGAAGGATTGAAAAAGGCCCCTTTCGGGGCCTTTTTTATTTTATGACCATTTGGGGTGCATACTCATTTTATCTCGTCTTGCTTCAAATATTAAATTTGTTGGCTCCGTAGTTGGTCGTTCTTCAAAATCATCTTTATTTCTATTTTCTAACCAAGGCGATTGAATACCATCAGACAATTCTTGCATACCTTGCATAATCATTTTTAATTGTCTTTCTGTTTCTTCTGCTTTTGCATATGCTTGTTCTGCATCAATTTTTACAGATAAATTGAGTTGAGACATTGCAAAATCAGGTCTAACATCTTTGGCTGCCAACATTTCTGTTGGTGTTAAATAAACAGTTTCTGGTAAACCAATATCAGCCATTATTTTTATTAAATTTTTGGGACTGGCTGTATCTACATTAATTAAACCAGAAATTTGTTCAACTTCTGTATCTACATCTAATTGAAATTGATTATTTTCATTCATAAATTATTATATTCCATTCCATTTATGTTTTGTATAGATTCAAGTTGTTTCTTTTCATTGTATTCAATTACAAATTTTACATATATATCTCGTTCCCAACATAATAGATTTTCTATATCTGTTATTGACCAATTAAAATTATTTATTAGGGTAAAGTTTGATATAAAATAGTCTCTTAAATCAAAAAACTTTACCGAAAGGTAAAAAAATTTAAAAGGCCCCTCACCTCCGTTTCTCCATCTTCAAAATTTAATTTAACATAAAGTTCGGGCTGACTATCTAAAAATTTATCTATTTTTGGAACAACATTCATAGGTAAATTCTCCAAGACTTCTTTTATTTCCTCTGGAATATACCTGTTTAAATTATATACTTCATTTTTAATTGTAATTTTATTGATACAAGATTTTAATAAATCTTCTTTATCTAAAGTTTTTAATTTTAATAGGTCTTTTATTTTTGGTGTTTGCAAAAATATATGAATATGTGAATTTAATTCTATTTTTTCTTCAATTATTTTGTTTCTATGTGTGACATCAGAAATGTTTATTGTTATTTTTTCATTGTTTTTTATTAGATGTAATGTTTCATCAACACTTTTTGATCTAATTTGTAAAAATAAAAACTCTAAATCAGCTAAACATAATTCGCTTATTTCAATTTTATTACATTGAGCTTCAACTAAATCTAGCATAGCTTTTAAAGCTAATCTTTTATTATTTTCTTGTAATATGATTGCTATGTTTTTGGCATCTTTAACTTTGAAAGGTTTGAATGAAACCGTTATATCTGAAAATGGTAAAGTGGTTTCATACGTTGGCGATAATTCATTTAATTTTTGTAATATTTCATTCATTCTTGAACTGCCTTAAAAGTAAAATCTCTATAATTTAATAAAACCTGTAATGACATAAATTTATTTGGTTCAGACATAGCAAGTTCTACAGGAATGCATTCAATTGGATATACTTCATAAAAAGTATATTTTCTGGTAGTTTTACCATTTAAATCTAAAATTTTAACATCCATAGAACAATTTAAAACAACATCATCGTAATATTTTAAAACAAATGGGGTGTTGTAGTCGCCCTTAATTCTTCCCCCAGAATAAATTATATTAAACCAAGAATTAAAAAAGTCTAAAATAAAATTATCTCCAGTAACAGGCATACGTAAAAGAACACCAGGGATAAATCTTTGTGATCTTGGGACGGCTCGACCAGACCCATACCCTGCTAAATTATCTGAAACTGAGTCTATTGCTCTAGCTGCCATTGCTACACTTTCAACTTTATAATCTGTGGGGGCCACTTCTGGTAATCCTTCTGGCAAATTATTAAATGTTACAGAAAAACGATTACTTCTTTGTAGTCCATTGTGTCTATCAAAAAATTCTTTTACACCAATTATGCTATTAGCATTTGGATTTAATTCATTTGCCATTATAAAATATATCCTTTTCTGTTATTATTTTAAATTCCATATTATTTTTTTGACAATATTTTTGTGCGGCGTCCCATTTTGCATTGTTTATAATCCATGTTATTTTTTCTTTTTTTGAAGCATTTTCTTTTAATAATGTTTGTTTTTTTGGTTTTACTTCAACCATCCAAGTTTTTATTTCATTTGCAACTTTAAACTGTATTACAAAATCGGGATAATAATTGTGCTGTTTTCCATCTAATGGGTTTGTGTAAGGAACTATTATTTCCTCAGAGGACCATTTTATAATATTTTCATTCATATCACAAAATTTACATATATTTCTTTCCCACAAAGATCGACATATAATTGAATTATAATCTCCAATATATTTTTTAGTATTAATTGGCTTAAATTTTGTTTTATATGCCATAAAATTATTTAGACAATTTTATATAAATAATAATAATGGCATATATGATAAAATACCCATTGGGCGTTTACGCAGCAGAACAGCCTTTGTGGATGAATTTTTTTGCTGCAGAATATTCTCTGCGAAATATAGATCGCACAAGATCTGGAGTAATTTCACGTGCTTTTGCCCACATTCAATTACCTATGCCAAAAGAACCGGGATATCAGGCTTTACACAATTTTGGTGAAAGCAATAGCAATCCAGTTGGCCCCATCTTAACTAGAGCTGGTTTAGCTAACAGTGGTGGGGTTGGAATAGGTGGTGCTATAAATGTTCTTTCTAGAATGATGCAACCATCTTTATTCTACCATGAGCGATTATTTGCATCTTCAACATATAGAAGATTTTCTAATATTGCTGAAATGTCTATGATTTCAGAGGCAAGAAAACAATACTTTTTTCAATATGTATTTGTACCAAAAAATGAAGCAGAATCAATAGCTATCGAAGAAATAGTAGGTACTTTTAGAAAATCATCATACCCAGCAGTTGCTTCTGAATTGCCTGAAAGATCATATCCTCAAAAATTATGGACCCTTGCAGTTACTCCCGGAAACGGAACAGCTTTGGGCGGAGCAACAAATCTCACAGCAAATTGGTTAGGCGAACCTTTAGTATGTGTATTGAATAGCGTAATAGTAAAAAAGAATGATGACGCGGATACAGTTATAAGATATTTGCCAAATGGAGCATCATCATTAACTTTACTTGGTTTGGTGTTTACAGAATTCGAAACAGGTACATATGTGCCCGAAGTAAATGCCACTCTTTCAAAATCTGAAATCTCTGCTAGATATTTTGGATATAATGGATAAAAAATGAAATATTTTGATAATTTTTTAAAAACTGATTTTGAAACAACAATAGGAAAATACTCTGTTTCAAATTTTTTTACTTTTATAGATGTAGATGCGCTAGATTTATCGATAGATCATGTAAATGTTGATTCAAAAACAACATTATTGGAAGCTTCATATAAAACCTATAATGATCCAAATAGTTTTTGGACTTTTGTTTTAGCAAACAAAACTATAAACCCATTTACTCTGTGTAAAGTAAATAGCACTTTATTTAAAACAGAGAATAATGATAAATTGAGTTTTACCCTAGCAACTTCTGCTGCTGGTGATACGGGAATAGCATTCCCTAAAGGAAGTATTGTTCTCCCATATACAGCAAATACCGGAGATTCTTCATATCATTCTTCTACCGGAAATTTTAATATAAATGGAGCGTTTGCTTTGATAGAAGATGTTAAATTTTATGATGGTTATATGGTTTTAAAAAATCAACAAAATGGACAAGTCTTCAAATTGGATGGTTCCGTTGGTGATAGATTAACTATTATTTATCCAGAAGGTGTGGCTTATTATGCATATCCTTCAGTATATACCCAGCAGAAAGAAAAATATTTGGATCAAATTATTGAAGTTAAAGATGTAAACCAAGGAAAAACAGTTATAAAGAGCAAACAGCCTTCATATAAAACACCAGATGAAAGCAAAGAGACTGGTAAAATTGTTGGTGATACTGGCACAACAGATATTAGTGTATCTACTTATATAGATAACCAGTCAAGAAATATAGATGCATTTTATTTGTCTGAATTGGGAAAATTGAGAAGTAAATTTATAAAATTAAAATATGGCTAATACAAATCCTTATTATAATCCAGCATATTCTACTGTAAAATCTATTAATTTGGGTTCACTAGATATAACTCAATTTAATACTGTTTGTCAATTTGAAAGATTGGAGTTAGTAGAAAATGTAAATGATGTATTTCCAAACGGTGTGTTAATTTTACGTGATAAAAATGATGTAGTTTCTTATATAAATAAAAATTCAATTTCAGAAATTACAATGACATTTTTTAATGGCAATACGTGGATAATGGATGTTACTGCTGTTAGTTACTTAAATAATGCCGCTTCAGATACAGAAGAAAATTTAATTGGCATATACTTAAGTAATTTATATTATAAAAAATTACAAAAAACATCTTTAAATAAAACTTTAGCCTTAAAACAACCTAATGTATTTTTGATTAATGAGTTTGTTGATGAATTAAAAACTAAAGTTTTTGATGGTGCTGGTGGATTTTCTGATATAACTACAAATTATGTTTTATACCGTCCATCTAATACAATTGAAGATAGACAAGAAGCAATATCAGATAATGCTATTGAATATTTAAATTATTTGTCTAGTGGGGCCGTTGGTTTACCGGAAAACTCAAATAGTATAGGCTACCCTCAGTTTATGTTTTGGACTGAATTTGATGGAAGTGTAAACTTTAAGTATTTTTATAGAAATCCAGAAGACGATCCATTATCAGCAAATCCAGTAATGATTGGTGTTTATAATGGAGATTCTGTCATTCAAATGTTATCAGATGGTGGAATCTATAGAAAATCTTATTATATGGGAAGCAATCCTGCTTACCAATTTATTTCAAAAAATTATTATTATATTAAAAAAACACCAAAACATTTAGAAAAACCACCCGCCGGGATATCTGGGACAACACTAGGAAAATATACCACATCTACACTAGTATATCAATTCCAAGAAGATGGACAAAAATATAATATTGAAGTTGTTGATAATGAAAATTCTGGACAAGCTGTACCAGGAGCTCAACAATTGTTTTATGAACAGCATTGGGGTTATTATGATGGTTTAGATTCTGTAAATGATTCATCATATCATACATTATTAGGACAAAATTTTGGAACAGAAACATCTTTTGCAACTTGCAATTTGATGGGAAGCACAGGATATATGCCCTTTGTTGATACAACAGAGATGTGGAAAAATATGTTTGATATGACAGAAATTCATCCAAATTATCCTGATGATTCTAATTTTATAGATTTAACTCCTGGTTTATCAACAAATTTACAAA